CTATATGGAATGTAGTGTAAAGCACCGCTTGACAGTAGAGGCTTGGCGGGCGGCTGTAAATACGCAATAAAGCTGGTATAAGGCTGTATTGAAACTTTAGGTAGCGCCAGATGACCTTACTCCCTATCAGATTGCCGCCGGGCATCTACAAGAACGGAACTGAATTAGATGCCGCCGGACGTTGGTTCGACGGCAATCTTGTGCGTTGGGTTGAAGGAATGATGCGGCCTGTTGGGGGATGGCAGGAACGCACTACTACAACGCTTACCGGCAAACCCCGTGCTATTCTAACATGGCGCGACAACAGCGCCACGCGGCACATTGCTGTCGGCACACATTCTAAACTCTACGCCATGTCTCAGACATCGGTGATCTACGACATCACGCCAACAGGTTTTACGCCAGGCAACGCGGACGCAACTGTTGGCGGTGGTTTCGGAACAGGTCTTTATAGCGATGGCTACTATGGTACGCCCCGCGCCGATGTCGGGTCTGTCACCCCCGCCACGACATGGACGCTTGATACATGGGGGGAGTATCTTGTCGGCTGCTCGAACTATGATGGTAAAATCTATGAGTGGCAACTTGATACCAGCGGGCCTACGCCCGCAGCCGTAGTCACTAACGCGCCGACAGGTAACACCGCTATTCTGGTATCGAACGAGCGTTCGCTTTTTGCTTTAGGTGCAGGAGGAAACCCGCGCCGCATCAGTTGGTCTGACCTTGAAGACAACACGGTGTGGACGCCTGCGTCAGACAATCTTGCCGGCAGTATCGACTTGCAGACTGGCGGCGAGATTGTTGTCGCTAAACGTGTGCGCGGGCAAATTCTTGTCCTCACTGATATTGACGCACACGTTGTCTCATATGTCGGCCAGCCGTTTGTCTATCAGTCAGAATATGTAGGCCGAGCCTGCGGTATTCCTGGGCCGAACGCGATTGCCGTGCAGGACAACTTTGCAGTCTGGATGAGTACTCGCGGGTTCTTCACCTACGACGGCTATATCAAACCACTGCCGAGCGAAGTGTCAGACTATGTATTCTCTGACATCAACCGCGCACAGATGAGTAAAGTCTGCGCCGTTAACAACTCACAGTTCAGCGAAGTATGGTGGTTCTATCCGTCCGCAAGTTCGCAAGAGAATGACCGCTACGTTGTATGGAACTACGCCGACAACTACTGGACTATCGGCGAGATGGCTCGTTCCGCCGGTACGGATCGCGGGGTGTTTACCAACCCGATCTTCGTCGGCACCGATGGTATTCTCTACGATCACGAAGTCGGAGTTAATCACGACGGGACTGACGTGTATGTTGAAAGCGGGCCGGTTCAGATCGGCAATGGCGACAACATCTATTACGTCAATGAACTCATACCGGACGAGCGAAATCAGGGCGATGTCACGGCCACATTCTATTCGCGCTACTACCCTAACTCAACGCAGCGATCTTACGGCCCGTACTCTATGACGAACCCCACGTCCGTCAGGTTCAACGGACGCCAAGTTAATATGCGCCTGACAGCCACGCCGAATACGGACTGGCGTGTCGGAACGATGCGACTTAACGCGGCGCCAGGTGGGCGTAGATGAAACTCCCCGTACCACCGCAGGATTATCTCTCGTCGCACGAGAACCAGCGCAACAGGATCATCGAACAAGCCGATGGCCAGAACTATAAGCGCGGCCAAGATGTGCGTATAGATGACCCCGCTGATTTAATCCTGACAAATATTGAAACGACGCGGTATGTTGAGGCTCCAGGTCGAGGCGAGTTTCACCGCACAACTTCTTTGTCTATTGCGGCCACTAATACTGCCGAAGCCATACCGCTAACCAGTTCTATAATAAGCCAGAACGTAGCTCTAGGTACGCCTGCGTCTCGTATTGTTGTGACTTATGCAGGGCTATATAAATGTTTTGTTAAGTTTCAATTTATATCTTCGTCTTCAAGTGATAAGACCATCTACTTTTGGTGGCGTAAAAACGGCACAGACATTGCGGACAGCGCGTTTGTTCGTACACTTCATGCTAATACCGAATATCAAACTCTGGCTAGAACAGATAACATATCCTTATCGGCCAACGATTATCTGGAACTGTATTGGGCTGCGGATAGCGCCGACGTAGAATTGACTGCAACAAGCGCGACAGCTTTCGCGCCTGCGTCCCCGTCTTGTACTGTTTTTATAGATCAGCTACACCAATAAAATGGACTTAGAACAAGAGTTTGCGCGGTGTAAGTCTTGGATCGAAGACGCGCTCGAATACTCCGGCGGGACGCACGATATTGACGATATTTGGGAAGGCATAAAAAACGGCACGTTCCTACTTTGGCCAGCCAAAGAAAGCGCCGCTGTTACAATCTTCTATGTCTATCCTAAGAAGAAAATATTACATATCTTCTTAGCAGGTGGTAAACTAGACGAACTACTAGACATGTGGGATTCTATGGAAATTTATGCTAAGGCAACGGGGTGTGCATCTCTTTCAGTTTCAGGTAGAAAGGGGTGGATGCGAGCATTAGAAAGCCGGGGGGCGAAATATAAAGCTACCACGGTGATTAAGGAAGTTTAATATGAGCGATCTATTCGGCGGCGGTAGCGAAACATCGACGGTAACGAGCCAGCAAACGCTTGATCCGTTTATTCGTGATGCGTTGCAGCGCAACGTCATGGCGGCGCAGCAGGTATCACAGTTGCCGTATCAGCCCTACAGCGGGCCGCGTGTAGCTGGTTTCCGTCCGGCAGAACAACAAGCCTTCGACATCGCACAGCAGGCTGTCGCTGGTCGTGTTGGCTCGCAGCAACTAGCGGGGGCTACTCAGGCCGCGCAGCAAGCAGCAGCTTTTGGTCCAGAGCAGTTCCAACAGAACGTCGCTGGTTTCATGTCGCCGTATCAGCAGAACGTGATCGACACCACTATGGCGCGTTTGTCAAAGGCCCGTGCCGAGAGGGACGCGGCTACGAAGGCACAGCTTGCAGGCGCACGAGCTTTCGGGAACACACGACGGGGCGTGTACGAGGCACAGCTTGCTGCCGAGCAAGACCTGAATACGGCGCAGACTTTGGCTAATCTATATCAGCAGGGCTACGGCCAAGCAGCGGGTCTGGCGTCGGGTCTGCCGGAGCAGCAGCTTCGTGCATCGCAGCAGTTGGCTGCGCTCGCGCCGCAAGCTCTGGCGCAGGAGCAAGCCTACGCCGGCATGCTTGGCGGTGTCGGCCAGCAGCAGCGGGGTATGGCGCAGCAGAACCTCGACCTTGCATACCGCGACTTCCTTGAACAGCGCGGTTATCCGGTGGAGCAACTTCGTATTCTTCAGTCGGGCCTACAAGGGTTGCCGGCTGTTACGTCAACGCAGCAGACTTCAACGCAGCCTGGCGACGGGTTCCTCGGCGGGGCGGCTAACATTGTCGGTATCTTGGGCGGGTTGCAGAAACTCGGCATTAAGTTTTAAGGAACGTAGGTATGGCTATCAACCCGATGATGCTCCCGCAGATCGTAGGCATGATGGGCGCGCAGCAGCCCCAGCCTCAGATGCAACAGCCAATGACCCCCCAGATGCAACAGCCCCAAGCGCAGGGACCAGATAGTCTGGCTGAGTTTACTCGCCTGTTGGGCGGTGATCTTAGTGGTTCACTAACTGGTGGTGATAAGTTGCTTGCGTTGTCTGCGCTGATGCGCTCGGCTACTCGCAGCGGGCGTCGTGCAGGCTTGACGCCGCAGCAAGTCATGGGCCAGCTTCAACAGCAGAAGGTTGCTGAGTTGCAGAACCGTATGCAGGTCGAACAGCTTCGTGCGGCAGAGGCCCGCCGTCAGCAGCAAGCGCGAATGGTCAACGAATATGCGGGGGCGTTAGAAGACCCGCAGCAGCGAGCCGCGCTTATGGCGCTGGGTACAGAAGAAGCCGCTAAGAAGATTTCAGAAGTAGCGTTCCGCCCACGCCAAGTTCAGCAGATTGTCACGGACGAGAGAGGTGACACCCGATTGGTGTTCGGTGACGGCACGTCCGGTACTCTTGATTTCAAACTTGAGCGCGGCGCCAAGTGGATTAAAGGCGATCCGATGGGGACTGGTACGCAGGTTCTTGTCAAAGTGGACGAGAAGACTGGAGACCCTATCATGGAAGACGGTAAGTACGTCACTATGGATGCCGGCACTAGCTGGGCGGATCAGCAGCGTATCGCGAATGAAACGGAACGGGTGCGTATCGCTCGCAATACGGCTGCGCCAGGTGGCGGTGGCGACGGTAATATAAAAACGGTCGTATACGAAGTAGAGGGCGCGGAGAAGCCCCTATACGCACAAGGTCAAGATATTGGTGGCGGGTTTGTCAGAGTTA